AGAGCACATTGACCTCTGTGTTATTTCCGCTATGGAAAACATTGTTTAATCCTGCTGGGAGGGATTTACTTATTATTATTATTTCAGAGGCTCAAAGTCAAAGCATTAGCTTCTTGAATATAATTAAACACAACCTGGCCAGCAACCCGCGGGTGTTACATTACTTTGGAAATTTGACCGGCGGCAAGTGGTCGGAGGATGAGTTGGTTACGTCAAACGGCGTAAGGATAATAGCTAAGGGAACTGGACAGAAAGTAAGGGGCGCTATTTCTGGAAGGGATTCAATAACGAGGCCGAACATTATCATCCTTGATGATTTTGAGAGCGAAACAAATTCACTAACTCCGGAAGCAATAGATAAAAACAAGAGATGGATTACAAGAGCAGTAGAACCATCCATTGCAGATGATGGTCGCATTATAGCGATAGGAACTATTATAAATGAAAGAGCTTATCTTTCAACGATCCGCAAAGATGAAGCGTGGAGCGTTAGATTCTATCAGGCAATAATGAATGGAAGGCCTCTCTGGCCGGAGCGCTTCTCCATGGATAGATTGAATAAAATTAAAGCCTCGTGTGAGGCAAGAGGTGAAGGCGCTTCGTTCTGGCAGGAGTACATGAATACTCCTATCGATATGGATACGCAGTGTTTCAGGGAAGACTATTTTCAGGAATTCGATTATGAGTTTCGACTTGTTGACGGGATACAGCCAACGCTGTTTAACGGCGAGGAAGAGATTCCTATACATGTTACAGTTGGAACGGATCTCGCTATCAGCACATCTCATATTGCCGACTTCACTGTTATTCTTGCTCTTGGGCAGGCAGAAGATGGAAGAAAGTTTATTCTTGGGTACGAACGATTTAAAGAACAAGACACAGTGAACATCATTGATAAGATGTTCGATGTTTGTTTTCGTTACGGAGCTTCGCAAATCAATATTGAGACAGTGCAGTTCCAGCAGGTCATTGCGAATAATTTCAGAAAAGAGATGATCGCAAAGGGTAGATATATAGGAATTGTTGAGACGAAGCCTAGGACCAGTAAGGACGCTCGCATTAAGGCGATGCAGCCAATGTACTATAGGAGAAAAGTTTACCACAGGCCGGGCATGAGAGACTTAGAGCAAGAGCTTCTTTCGTATCCAAACGGAGCGCACGATGACATTCTCGATGCCCTGCACATGGCGGACAGCATATCCCACGCGGCAGATTCTGCGGAAACCATCAAAAGGTCCAGGGATAAAAATTATTACGACAATATGGATGAGGGTCAATCATGGCTAGTACTTTAAAGAAAAACGAAGTGTCGGAGCGGATCTGGCGGATGTTTAGGGATTATGAAAATGAAAGAACACCCTGGGCAGAAGGGGCAGCCAACGATGAAGACTTTTTTGCCGGCAAGCAGTGGACCGATGAGGAAATAAGGAAAATAGTAGCCCAGGGAATGGCTCCTCTTGTTGTTAACAGAACAATGCCAGTGATCCTGCAGGAAATCGCTATCTTTACTTCAAAGAGGCCAACGTTTAGGTATTTTCCAAGAGACGATGGAGACAGCAAGATCGCAGCAGTGTGGTCGGATGTGGCTGCATATATATGGCATAACAGCAATGCGGATAGCGAGCTTCAGCAAACAATGAAGGATTACTTTGTTACTGGAGCCGGCTATTTGCAGGTGAGGGTTGCTCCTGATGAAAATTTTGGAGACGGTGAAATACAAATTGAATCGCTTCCTCTTTGGGATGTTTATCCCGATCCCAACAGTCGTAAAATTGATCTTTCTGATTCACGTTCAATTATTGTTTCTCGGCTGGTCGATGAGGGAACAATTGCTTTTCATTATCCGGACAAGAAGGCTGCGATAAGAGCGGCGGCAGCCGAAGAGGGTTCGGTCATGGACAGACCGTATAGCAACCCGTCAAACGGCGGAGCTATTTCACATAGCGATTATCAATATTCTCCATCATATGACAATAGCAAAAAGGTGAGAATAATTGAGTGCTATGAGAAAATAAAAGTACCAGTTTACCGTAGAATAAATATTACCTCCGGCGATGATGGTATATACAGGAAGGATGAATGGGACCTGGAGCAGCTCACTCGCGGAGACTCAGAGGTATTCAGTACGCATATTACAAGAATAAAGAAGACCGTTACTTTAGGGCAGTATGTAACCTTGAGCATAGAGGAGATGCCTACAAGCCGTTATCCTATAGTCCCATTCTTCCTTCATCATAACAGGAACCCGTATCCAGTCGGTGACGTTTCTGTTATCAAGGGCATGCAACAAGAGATAAATAAACGTAGATCAATCATGATTCATAATGCAACCCTGGCTGGGAATTACAGAGTAATGGCAGAGAAGGGGTCGATAGCGAACAAGGCAGAGTATGAAGAAAAAGGTAGCACTCCTGGATTTATCATGGAGTACCACCAGGGATTTACTCCTCCAAAAGAAATGCTGCCCCAGGCCCTTCCTACTGCATGGATACAATTAGAGCAAGAATCCAAGGGCGACGTTGAATACGCTGTGTCCGTATTTTCGCATATGATGGGAAATGCCTCAGATGCTCCCGATACATATAGAGCATTGCTGTCGCTAGAAGAATCTGGACAAAGAAAGATTAGGCATAAGGCGCAACACGCAAATCATGCATTGCGAATACTTGGCCTGGTAGTATTTGATTTAGCATCTAGGCTTTATGACACTCCAAGAATACTTAGAGTTGTTGGCGAGGACAATATAGAAGTAAAAGAAATTGTAGTTAATGGAATTGAAATTGAAAACGGAGAGCGAAGAAAAATAAATGACCTTTCTGCTGGCCGGTACGATCTCGTTGTAAACGATGGCGCATCGATGCCTACGAATAGAATGGCTCTCTTGAATATGTATCTTGAAATGTATCAACTCGGATTAGTTGATAAAACTGAGGTACTAAAGAAAACTGATATAGTTGATAAAGAAGCTCTACTTGAACGCATTGGTGAACAGCAGCAGCTTATGGGTCAGCTGGACGGAATGGAAGAACAGATGAAGGACCTGGAGGGACTTAATCAAACATTGCGCAGGCAGCTACAGCAGGCAATGTTGAAGCAGGGCGTTGAAGAAATGGCATCTAAGCAGAAGACGATTGTGGCAAGTCAGCAGGCAACTGCCGAAGCCCAAAAGTCTATAATGAAAGCTCGAATGGGTGATGCCGTTCAAATGACCAAGGAGAGGATGAAGTTACACGAGTTGACTACTCAACAGCGAGTATCAACAGCATTGGCTGAAATAAAAGCCAATCGAAAAACTAAAACGGAGGCTAAGAAATGACAGAGGAAAACAAAGAACTAGCAGTAGATGAAAATGGATTTACTGAAGAAATGACGGCTCTTGATTCTCGCCAAGGCGACATAAAAGAGCTAGATCTCGAATCCGGCGAAGTAACAACAGCTGATCCAGATAACGAGAACAAACCTGACGAAGGTGCAGAGTACTGGAAGAACAAATACAATAGAGCGGCTGCAGATCATAATGATCTCGCGCAATATGAGGCTCTTATTGATGAACTGAAGTCTCGGCCAGATGTCGTCAAGGTGTTAGAAGAAAAGCTTAGTCGTGAAGTCGCGGGTGTTGAGGATACTGATTACAGTAGCCCAGATTACCCGTGGGGAGCACCAGATGAAGGTGACGCACCTAAAAAGCAAGCACCGTCCCCAGATGATCTGCGGACGCAGGTTGCGAATGAGCGAGCCATTCAGAAAGCTCAAGAAGATGTTCAGGCTTTTGTAGGTACGCTGGGTGACATCGGCGTGCCGGACCATACGGTAGATGAATTCTTAGAATTCCTAAAAAACCCTAGCGGCACTACTGTGCAGGATTTATGGGCTGCATATGAGAGCCAGTCTAAAAGAGTAAAAGGAGAGAACGATCTGCCGGGAAAAGGTCAACAGAAAAAAGAAGTAGCGGGTGGACCGTCTATCACCGATATGGGTGGTACGACAGATCGTCCTAATGCTAATCAATACATGAGTCACGAGGGAGGGCACAACTATGTGCCTGACGCGAATGACCTATAATTAAAGGAAGAAAAGTATGGCTACTATAGGCGTGGACGTAGGTTCACAAAATACACAAGATCAGTATATGGGTTATGGCACGGGCTTTAATAATCCAGATCGATTCGTTTTGGACATGAAAGAGCGTGTCCATTTACTATCACCTTCGGCAAGTCCTTTTTTATCATGGGCGACCATGGTACGAAAGACACCTTGTCACAACACTGTATTCAGTTGGATGGAAGATGAGCTATTTACTCATCGTGACTTTAAGGCAACTCTTAAATATATAACTGTTGGCGATGATGCTCACATTTATTTGCTTCAGCTGAAGAGCGGAGCCGACTGGCAGGCAATTGAGGCGGCGGCCAAGGCTGATACTTATTCAGATGACAAGCCGACTATTGTAATGACTATAAATAATGGAGATGTTTCATATACATTCCAGCCAAATATGAACGCACTGAGATATGGTACAATTTCTCGCCAGTTGACAAGTTCAAATGAAGGAGATACAACATCTGAGTTCTACTTGAATTCTATTGTGTTGCAAGAAATTGATGACGATGTAGTTGTTGGTGGTGTACTAGGAGAAATTTCTGCGATTACATCCGATGTGTATACCGATGAGGCTTTCGATACAGATGACTGGCGAGGAGAAGCCGGAGATCCTATGGGCGCGGATGGAGTAACTTGTGAAGTTATGGTTCACACTACTACGCCAGATGAAGCGTTAAAGGGATATGCGCAGGGTTCTGGTTTGCCAAATGAGACTCGTAAAGTTTCTCGTTCATTCCATAACTACACTCAGATCTTTAAGACTCCTTACAGCATTGCAAATACTTTAAAAGTAGTTAAGATGTATGGGGGTCCAGAGCTGGCAAGGTTGCGCTTGCGTAAGGCCATCCAGCATAAGACTGAATTAGAGAGAGCTATTCTATTCCAGGGCGGCGGGACTGAGCATACTGATTGGGGTGAGCTTCCAACGACAGCAGAAAATCCTCTGACAAGATTTATGGGACTTGGAGTTGGGCAGCCACAAGCTACTGCTGGTATTATCAAAACCAAAAATGGTGAGTGGAATAACGATTTCCGCTTTGATACCAGCTCTCCGTCTGTTGCTAAAATTAACGATTTGTGTGAGGCAATATTTGATGATACTGTTGACTCTCCGAGTTCAACTAAGATCGTGTTCGCCTCTAATAAATGGATGCTTGCGTTGAGTTCATATGCCGCAGATTCCACAAGTAACACATACACGTTTGGCAACTGGTCGCGATCGGAAAATGCAATTGGACTGAAGATCAATGAGTTTACTTCACCAGTAGGTAACTTGAGATTTGTTCCAATGCCTCTGTTCCGCGGAAAGTACGAAGACTATGCTCTGGTAGTAGATATGCCGAACATAGAAATGCGTCCGCTTGCAAGTCGCGATACTCAGCTATTCTCAAATGTAGGAACAAATGAAATTGATGGGCAACTTGATTATTTCATGACTGAGACTGGATTTGAGGCTCGCCATGAGTCAACACACGCTATTCTAAAATTGGGTGCAGACCTATAGAATGGCTTTAGCAGGTCAGTCGACCGTAGCAGTGGGGGTTGCCCACCAGCCCCTGCTGCTTAAATAGGAGAAAAGAAATGACAATAACTCCGGAAGATTTAGGCTATGCAGTGGGGGCTAAAATAGATGTGCCAATAGATAATGATTCTATTCCGTCAAGCGATCAAATAACTAGATGGGCTATTGACGGAGCCCAGCAAATGGCTGCGCTTATGCCGTCAGGCAAAGCAGATACGCTTTTATTGGAGCATGTTGTAACTAGCAGCGGTGAGCAGATTCCTGCTTTTGTTAAATTTCACAGAGCAAAGTTTGGTGCTATTAATTTAATTGCAGATCCTGTTGATTTTAAGACAAGTACCGGTACTTGGAGCCCTCATAACGCTTACCACCTGTTAACTCAGAATGGAGTAGCGGACGCTCCGGATGGCAGCGATGCGCAAATATGGGTCACTACTGATAACTATGATTGGCAGGCCGTGAAGACGGTAAATTATACTGTTGAAGAGGGAGAGCGAGTTGCTTTTAGTATTAATGTAAAAAACACAAACGGCTCAGACAAGACGACTCTTCAGGCGGTAATTGGCGAAACTGCCATTGTGACTTGTTCTATTTATTGGGACGACGAAGTTCTTGAAAGCTTTAGTCCTTACGGTAGCGCACCATACAACCCATCCGGAGAATGTATCGATCGCGGAAATGGATGGTATAGAATAGGAGGGTTTTTTACTGGACATGAAGAACTTCCAGAAGAATTTTTTATAAGAATATTTCCATCTGTTCCAGTAGACGGCCCAGACGTTATTGCGGCCGGTGAAGGAACGGCTCTTTATGGAGCGCACGTAGAAAAAAATACAGCAAGTATTTCTTCGTTTGATTTTAATATTCCAGGGATACAAGTTACCGAAGATCTTTTTGATTTTCATACTGGATTTTTAAATTTTCAGTTTTCAGATGACAGGCCGGGCTATGCCTTGTCTGGTGATAGGTTCTTTTATCATCCGGCATATAATAGAGATGCAAAGGTTTGGTTTGTAAAAAACCCATCGGTGCTTTCTCATATTCCGGATAAATGGATAGGCGCTATCTCTGCTTATGCGGCTGCGCAGGCAAGACAGCAGGACGATGAGTTGAATGCGTACGCAGCATTGTACCAAGAATTCCGCCAAATTTTGGCAACACTCGCAGGTGCTCCTGCAGAACAAGAAGGATAGATTATGTTATATGGAGAAATCAGGGCTTCTTTTTATTTAGGGCTTGGTGAACATGCTACTAAAATAAGCCAGTTTCAATTTGGAGAAGCGGTTGACGCTGCTCAGTCTTGGATCGTTAACACGCTGCCACCGTCGTTGCTACAAGAACTTCATTCTACTAAAGTCGTAACCATATATGAATCAGGCGCAGGGAATGCTCCAGATGGATTTATAAAAGAGATAGCTTTGGCAGATAGCTCTGGTGCTTTATTCAGGCTTATGCCGAAAATTAATTTTGAGACATTTAAAAGCATCGGTACATATGATACTATCGCTTCGGTTTCGGCTGGCGGGGTAAACGTTTCGCCGGCTCCAGGGGAAGGAGAGGATTTTGACTTAACATTTTTAAAAGAGCCAACTTATTACGTAACCGTTACTGGTGAGACTGCGACATACGCGGACGATTCCGGCTCTCCGGACTTCAATGCGTCACTGCATTACATGATTATAGATTACGCGATTGGAACTGCAGCTGCTCAGGTTGGAGACATGAATTTATATCAGTCAAAGATGTCTAGTGTGTATATCGCTGCAAAGGGCAAGGGCGCTCAAATTAATATGGGCAGTCAGGATAGCAGGTAATGAAAATTAAAGAATTGTACGAGCAGGCCATTATTGTTTTTGGTGCTGATATTTCAAGGCAGATGTTTCTCAACATATTGCATGGAGAATTAAAGTACATATCGAAAACATTTTCTAAATCAGAATTCTCTAGCTATGTCGGAGAGGGAACATATTCTCTTGGTACCGACTTCAGGCCGCCAGTAACAGATGTATTCGTAGAGGGCAAAAGGTATGTAAAAGTGCCATGGAAAACAATGTATGAGGCTCTTGGTACGGAATATCAATCGGGGAGGCAGTAATGGATTTACATTGGTCTTGGTCTGACGGTCAACTATGGGTCTATCCGGCCCCAGCTATTGCCGCCAATGTTGCGGTGTATCATAATGGATACGATCTGTCTGCGTTTGACAGGGCCGCCGAAGGCGGCTTTGATGGCGAGATAATGGAACAAGACGTTCCGCTTTCAGAAGAGCTTGTTCAGTTGGTTATGAATAGAGTACAACGAAGACTTTCTGAAATGAGTGGAGATATTACTAAGGCCACTTATTTCATGCAGCAATCTTATCTTCTTGAAAGAGAAGTCAGGCGCGTGTATGGAGATGATGATTTTGATGGGACTACTGGAGTTATAAAGACTGGCGGGATTTAATGCAGTATCCAGAGATACCGAAACAGATATTAGAAATAATGTGGCACCTCGGTATTACCGATGGTGACATAACTCCAGGCTATGTTCGAGAGCTGGTTAATCTTGAATTGGACAGACCGGGCGAGCTTCGCCCTCGCAAGCAATGGACGAGTACGGACTTTCCTGATGGGGCCGGCTGTGGTAAGTATTGTGGAATGCAGATGCACGATCCTTCTGGATCTGTTACGTGGGGCGGCAACGGAGTAATAGAGTTAGAAAATGACGGAAGTAATTTAATAATTAATTTGCATGGCTATACTCCGGCACTGAGCGAAACAATATGTGCATCAGTGAGCGGCGAGTATGATTTGGTCGATATTGATGAGTGCTTTATTGAAGATGTTGATGGCAGGTTTTATATATTTGTTTATGGCGGCGCTAAGCAGGACGAAGATAATTGGGCGTATTCAGTTTATATTCTTTCGTATGTTTCGGGACATGATATTATTTCTGCAGCAGCTATTGATACTACCGATATTACTTATGACGAACTTGATGGGTCTACAATTTATGGCGAGCGTTTAGTTAACGCATCGGAGGCGGATTTAGATGTTGGCGAGTTCTTGTATTCTGTTAGTGATGAATGGATGGTTACGAGCTTAAAGAAAGACGCTCCATCTTTGGGCAGCGAATATTCGGACGCAAGCGAAGATGTTGTTTTGGTTTTAGGGTTTATTGAATCAGAGAGAGTTTCTGATTATGTAGAAGATCTTGTTGGTGGCCAGATAGATTATTTGGAAGCAAGTGAAAGGCTTGAGTATAGGATTCAGGCAGTATTTAGAGATGGAGCGCTTTCCGGATTAAGTGAGGGCGTTGTTAATGGTACGTGCAGTGCGGCCAGGGGAAGAATTTCATTAAATCTATTTGTTAGCAAAAGCTATCTTTCTGCGAATACGGACATTTCAGCCATTAGGATATTTCGTAGAATAAACGGAAAGACTGAAGGGCTTGATTGGGAGCTTGCGAGAACTATAGATTTGACAGAAGACGCAGTAAATGAATCAATCGGTTCTCAGTCGTACACAATGACGGCCGATGGGTCGCAATTGCTTCGCGCTGGTAGTGGTGCCATTGGGCATTATAATTCAGGGTCGACCCTGATTACTGATGAAGATGATGGCTATCGGAGTCACTTCGAGTATATGGGGTGGCAGGCCGCAGAGGGTGCCGATTTTGCCGGCCAGGAGTATTTTAAATATATACCACTACATCGTTATTCGGAATCAGATTTAACCCACAAGCCATGTGCGAATGCAGTATGGAAGGGCGACAGGTCGGTTACTATTCGTGGAGTATGCGGTGGGTATTTGCCAAAAATTGGATACTACAATTATGATTATTATGGATGCTCCAACGCAGACACAATAATATCATATATCCCAATTAGCAATTTTCAGCAGAGAAGAAAATCGGAAGATGATTTATATGTTATACTTGGCGCGATTTCTACGGGTATGTACTTATACGGACACTCTGAGGGCGAGACGCAGAACGCCAACTTTAAATCCCTTGTTCATCGTATGTGGAAAGAGCCAGGCCGCGATATGGGCAGCTTTGGCTCTTATTATTATCCTAAAATTGACATGACGGTTTCGGCTACAACTTACGGCAGCGCGTGGTGTGAGAGAACTTTTGAGGCAGCTTTATATCCTTATTATATAGATCAGATGCTGTTTCTTGGAGACGGCCAATATCCAGGCGTTGCCTTTACACCCCATGGCGCGCTTGGTTATGACGACATGGTTACTACTGGTGATTTGGTTTTAAATTCCCCAAGATTGGGAATTAGCGATCCGCTGATACCGTCAATAGAAGTAATTGCAGATGATACAACAAATGTTATCAGTGATACATATCACATACACGCAAACAGGCTTCTCGCTCTTGGCGGGACTACTGAAACCGTTGAAGGCGGATTGGACCACTACGGGAGCAGGCTTTTCTTTTCAGAGTACGGAAATTTTTCCGACTGGAGAGGAAACTTTATAGAGCTTGGGCAGAAAGATGCAGGTTCCAAGGTCGCGGTTAAATCATTTAAGTCAATCATTGTTTGTTTCTTTACTGGAGCTGTTCATTTTATAGATGCGAGTGGCGGAGCATCGTCTTCCTGGAGAATACTGGGCGGGCATTTAGCTGACGGGTGCTTGAGTAAAAGGCATATCGTAGAGACTCCGTTTGGTATTGCATGGTGCGGAAAGCACGGAGTTTATTTGTTTGACGGTACAAAAGTAGTTGACTTGACCGTGAATAAAATAGAATCAAGATATACTAGCAAGGTCGGTGGCCTCCCCTCCATCAAAATGCTTGCGTATAACAATATCAAGAAACAGCTGTGGGTCGTTGAGGACTACTCAGATGGGACAAATGTTTTGGTTTATGATTTTGTTGGAGGGGCGTGGCATACTCACGAATTAGGCACAGCCGAACTTACAGACGTGTACGAGATGTTTTTCTTTGATGGCGCCGATGGTGAAGAATATTATTCTAATGTCAGTACTCTTGGCATAAGAGTCGGCTCTAGCGAAGCCGGTAGTATACTTTGGGAAATAGATTCTGGTCCTAATGCTATTGGAAGACAGGGTATTGTTAAAAAGATAAAGAAGATTTATTTTTCCAGTACTTATGCTGGCGAAATAACTATTGGAGCTACGGCATCATCGGACATTGCCGCTACTGTTGCCACTGATACAGAGGCGGTAGTTTCTGGGTCTAATAAAATAAGAACAAGAGGCAAGGGTGCATTTATTATATTGCATGCATATGGCGAGTTCCATGCTGATGAATCTATTGACTCAATAGAAATTTCTTACAAGCCAAAGAAGATTAAATAATGGTTACGCGTAAAGAAATAAGAGAACTACGAGAAAAATCATTGGCCGACCTGCATGGCGGTAGCCTGCTTGCTGGCAGAGAAGATAAAAGTATTCATAATGAAGATCGTGATATTACTCCTCCAGGAAGAATCCGCAGGGATGGCGGGTACGATAATCGCGATGGGCTCGTTGGCGTAAGAGGAGTCGGGAACGACAAGGACTTGCGTATCAAGCAGGACGGTAAAGTTTATAGGGTTGGCATTGAAGCGGATGATAGTGCAGATAGAGCGAGGGGCGCAGCTTCTCAGGCGTCAAGTTCGGTTTCTAATTGCATAATTAATGTTTCCATCAATTACGCCCTTTACGCAGGAAATGGTGGGGATGTTGAAAATATTGGAATAAGGATGAAGACTTGGGGTAATAATTTTATTGAAATCACATATGACAGTTTTAGTATAAACGAAGAGACTATGACCGCTACATATACGGCTGGCGCAAGACTGCCTCAGCCAAATATAGTTTTTGATTTGATTGGCATAGCGGAAAGCGGCAACGTTCCAGCTCATACATCTGTCGGACCTATTACGCTATCATTTAATGATAGCAGTTACCCGCTAGAGCCGGAGGGTGCGTACACAGAAGACATAAGCTTTATGTACTACCCGCTGCATACGTTGGAGATCGATCCAAGGGATGAAGACGGTAATATATTATCTACTGCTGCCTGGGAGCTGGCATACTCAGGCGATCCATTACTACCGCATGGCGGGATTGGTCCTACTGTATTAGCGGCCAGCTATATTCATGAACCGTTTACGGTAACTTGGCTTGATTTAGAATATCATACAACTCCATCGTTAGAATTGTGGGAACCGACAAATATAGGCCAGTCACATACATTCACCGGCGTATATGATTTTATTAGCGGCGCTATCAGCGTTACTCCAAAAAACTCAGAGGAGATAGGCCTTCAGGCCCCATGGTATATACGTGGTCTTGGTCTTGATGATGTTTTTTACTATGCTGGCGTAGGTAGTGAGCAAGTGACGGTTCCAGTTGGAGCATATGAAATTGTTCCACAATATTTTTCTGGATACGTCACTCCTGGTCCCATTGTTGTGTCTGTTGCAGACGGAGAAATTGAAGCAACTGCGCCTATTTATCTTCCCCAAACTACGTCCGTAATAACAATGACAAGAACGGGTCCGAATAATTTTATTTACCCGATGACGCTTGAAAAACCTGATGGCGAAACGATAGATTATTATGGCAACTATGCTGAATATTTAAACGGCTCTTATGGAACATATAAGCTTTATACTGAAGATGAGTCATTGTGGGATAGCCCGTTTGTAATTTCAGGCACAACCAGCAGGTCTGTAAATGACTTAGATTTTGTTGCAACGTATGTCGCTGTTTCAGATAATTCTTCTATTTTAGCAAAGGCTGAGGTTTATAATCCATTTGATTATCCAGTAGACGTAGACAGTACGAGTGTTACGGATCTTGAATGTGAAATTCTTGAAGAGGGAGTAGGCAGATCGTGGAAAGAAGATACTAGATGGTCAACTAATGGCTCGCCTCCATTTGAAACAGAAAATACTTCGCCGGTTTTTGATGATGTATGTCGTGTTATTTGGACTGCCGGAGAAGCTGATAGTCTTCCATATACATATACTGATAATGGTGACACCTGGGATAATGCCGATAGTGGATTCACGATAGGCACTGGCAATGATGCTGACTGGACGAATCGATTTGCTAGAATTTCTTCAACAATTACAGTTACGAATCACTTAATTGAGTCGTTAATGTATTTTTGGGACAGAAGGTATTGTGCCAAAATCCAGCCGCATCCGCTGAGCGAAACCAGAAGAGATGTAATGGGATTCAGGGTATACAAAAGCTTTTCTGATGGATCCGCTGAT